CCCGGTGATTAAATAGTATCATGGTCATTTACGAAATAAAAATACAAGATTATAGATATATTGGATCTACTAAAAACAAAAGAACTAGATATAATTCTCATATTAATAATTTAAAAAAGAACAAGCATTATAATAAATTTATGCAAAATGTGTATAATAAGCATAATAATTTAGACTTTACAATATTGGAAACTTGTGCCGATGTAAATTCCATGAAAATATTAGAAGAAGAATACATTAAAGAATATAAAAATAAATACGGTGATTTATGTATGAATATATTGTCAAAATATGGGGGAGGATCTGAATGGAGAAAATATAAAACACCCGATGAATTAGAAAAAATTGACCATAATAGATTGCATTTATCTCCTGAAACACAACAAAAAAGAAATAAAACACACTCAGAAACAGTTAAAAGTATATCATTTGAAATAAGAAAAGAGTGGTATGATAGAGCTAACAAAACACGGGCCGACAATATCAAAAACAGAAAAAACTATAAACCTATACACATTAAAATCACATTTCCTAATGAAAATTCACATTGTGAACATTATGATAGTGAATCTTTATTTTTTAAGGGAACTGGGTTAGAAGATACCTCTTTAAGAGAACTTAAAAACACTGGGAAAAAATTGATTAAAAAAAGATTACACTGGACTAAACATAAATTTCCAGTGGGGACATTAATAGAAATTATTGATAATTAAATTCCTATATCATGAATTCAAAAGCTCGATGTGCATTTGACTGTAGATAAACACAAACCCCGAAACCAGTCGCATATCTCCAGATGGTTGATAATCGTAGTTAAGTCCCTTTAGAGTTGTGGGAAATGCTTTTTTATAAGTAAATTTTACACGCTTCTTACCGTATTCATCCAATCCATAAATCGTCAGATCTGTCTGATAATCGTTGAAATTAGCGTCAACAAATTCTTTTCTAGCGTTGTATTCCCCTGTCTTTTCGTCGTGCAGCAAGTTCAACCATTGATATATCGTCCAATAGTTATTATACATGCTGTCCACCGCAAAATTAACTTCCACTGGCGGGTAACTCGCTTTGTTGTGGGATGATACATATAATGTAGATCCAGCATAGCGAACTTCTGTTCCGGGAACAGTTATATCAGGAACCGCAGTTCCCCATATCGTAAACTGCACTGTATCTGGTATGATCGTTTTATTATTACGCACCGATCTGGAAGAAAACTCCTTTAAAATGGGAGGAACATCAAAAACAAGTAAAAACTTGTCCTTCGCTGCTTGGTTTAACGGGCTTTGTCGAATTTCTTCCATACTTAAAAGTATTTATCAAAAAACGCAGTTTCGTTGTCGTTTAGCTCTCTGTAGCCACTGTGTATTGATCCTCCCAATGATACCCATCCTTCAGCTTCCAAGTCAGCGAAGTCACTTGATTGTTGTGTAGAGGTTCCGAAATAGATAGGAGATATCTGACTGTTCTCAATACCATCAACCGCTTCATTTGTGTATATAGAAGTCGCTGGTTCAAATGATCTGAATAAATTTTCATTGGGTGTTAATTTTGAAGGCTTGCCGCAATCATCGTATTCATCAACTGTAAAGTATTGCTCGACGATATCATCATGCAACACCATCAATGCCCAAATCAATGCCATTGTTCTATCGTCATGCTTTCCAGAGATTGCACCCCAGCTATCATTTGGAAGCTTGACGAAGTCCTTGAATACTTCGTTTAGAGAGTCTTCATTTTTAAATTGCACCACCATCTTGTCATTGTAGAAATAACGAGCATTTGCAACAGCATTGTATTTGGTGTTTCTTGATGCGATCATACCCAACAACTGTGTGTTTTTTCTTCCCGCCAATTTACTGCCCCAACACACAATCTTGTCCATGTATCCCATATCAAGTCCAAGTCTATCAACAACCTGACCACCTTGGTTATTTCTTTCAATACAAGCCAATGGTTTACCCCAGTGGGATAGAATCTCATGGACCTTGTTGGCAAACTCAGAAACCGATATGGCATTATCGTAATATTCAGCAACTTCGGTGATTTCTTTAAGATCGGTTATATCTAGTATCTTTATGCAACTGAAGTCACCTCCGATACCTTCAGCGGTGTCAACACCCGCTATATAAATCCGTCCTTCTTGATAATGCTCAAAAATCTTATACTTACCATCCATCAAAGTCTCTACTGGATCAGATATGTAAGACTTCATGTGGTTATATGCATCTTCGCCCATCGATCCCGTTCCAGAATTTAAGAACTGACAGTTGAACTCTTGTTCAAATTTTTCTTCGGATGCCAACCCTCCCTTGATTTCTTTCACCCATTTTTCATCTCTTCCGGGAATTTCACTCCATAAAATTTTATCATTGGCCCATCCGTTTTTACCTTCTACCGATCCGGTGTATATATCATAAAACAAGTTACCAGTTCCGTTTGGAGTGGAACACATAAAAACTTTCGCCTTTTTAGAAGATGATACAATTGGGAACACAGATGCCCAGAAGGGTTCCATCAAATGATTTTCAATGAAGCCACATTCGTCAATAATTAAAACAGAGACGGACTGACCACGCGCTGCCGTTCCAGTTGTAGTTGTAATAGATATTCGACTATTGTTCTCAAGTTCCATACTAGTCTTGGCGTATTCTACAACGGGAGACTTCAGCCAATTCGGCAACATTTCATAGGCCATCCTAACTCTACTAAAAATTTCAATAGCTGTGGATTCTTTGTTTGCAACAAGAAGAATTCTTTGATTTTCAAAGAAATTAGCCATCCATAATATATAAATTGTCATAAGGGTACTTTTACCCACCTGACGACTTGCCAATAAACAAAAGAAACGATGTTCCATCATTTGTTTTAAAACTCGTTTCTGCGCTTTGTATAGTTTAATTGGAATTTTACCATCATCAACATTCAATATATAAAAGTATTTTTCAGCGAAATGCAATATGTTTTTTGAACACTTTTGCATTTCTTTAATTTGATCTGGTGTATATGAGATAACAGTTCCTTTAGAGGGAAGATTTTGATTCCCCATATAAAACTTCTCTGGGTTCTTTGGCATATTAAGATATTTAACTGTGTATTGTTAAATAACATTATGATCAAAAAGGATCTTCAAAACATCGGAGACGCATACGGAGACATGTTGAATGCGTTAAAATACACAATTGTCAAAGAATCCAAGAACCAACCACCAAATGCATTTGATGGAAATTTCCCTAAACAGGATGGTGGACTTGATGAAAAGGGAGGTGCTACAAAAGCATTGAACGACGATCATCCATCGGAGTGTGAATGCGGATGCAAAGAGGAGGATAGCGAAGAAAATAAATACAGTTCTAAAAAAGAGAAAACGATCAGAATGGCTTTGGAAAATCCGAATCTTTCGGAGAAGGCAAAAGCAGATTTAGAAAATCAACTCAAAGTACTTCAAGCTGGAGAAGCAGAAGAAGAAAAAGAATTGCAAGAAAGTAGAAAAATGGGAAAACAAATACTAAATAAAGTTATGACTAGAAAAACACTTAGTTTTGATAAATTGTTTAGATCCGTCGTTAATGAAAATTACATGGGAGGTCCAGAAGACGCAGAAGACGATGTCGATGCATTCGGACTTGATGATGAAATGACAGATGATGAAATGGATTCTGATTTTGGCGGTGGGGAAGATGAAGTTACCTTCACTCTCGACAGAGCAACTGCTCAAAAGCTTCACGATGTTCTCATGACCGTTCTAGGTGGTGAAGAAGAAGGTGGAGATGAAGGAGAAGGCGAAGATGAACTCGAATTCGACATGGGCGACGAAGGCGAAGATGATATGATGAATCGTGAAGAAGATGAAGAAACCCCAGCAATCGGTAAGTTGACCGGAAGACCAAACACCGTTGGTAAGGTCAAAGCAAAGGGTGGTAAGGCATCTTCAGATGTCACCGACAAAGTGGGTGATGACGGAGACTACGGTCACGCTCTTTACAATGCTAAGCAACCAAATATTGGAGCAGGTTCCAACAACAAAGTTGGAAACTACAAAAAGGGTGCTGAATACATCAAGTAATTCTTAGAAAATTCATAGAAACAAAGGGGGAGTCTTAAATGACTCCCCTTTTTTGTTAAATAG